CTTCTGCGAAAGGAAATATGTTTAATAATTTATCTGATATAGCGTGTTTTTGTTTTGTATCATACAATAAGTTTTTAACCATTGCTAATCCAAATGCTTTACTTTCTACATTAATAACATCATAATCAGCTATTTTTCCTTTTTTATGTGTAGCCATTAATCCTTTAAGTTCTCTAAGTGTTGCATTAGGTACTGCTTGTGATTGTGCTTCTTTAATAAATTTCTTTTGTAGTGTAGGGCTATATTTATTAAAATTACTTGAAATATAATCCCATCTATATTGTACAAAAACAGGAGACCTATTTAAATAACCAATAGGTTTAGTCATAAGATTATCAAACAATACCTGAAAAGCAGCATCTAGTCCTTCTTCAATCTGTGCAAGACTTCCTTGGTCAGCTTCATCTAATATATTTCTAGTAACTTTAACGTCACCAACATCTAATCCACCAGATAACAAATACTCAAACTCATCCATAATTGGTTTTAATTTAAATCCACTTAATGTTTTATCTGCATTTTCATAAAAATCTAACTCTTTACCATTTCTATCTAAGAGTTTTCCTTTAGCTATAGCATTACGTAAATCAATATTACCTAGTTCTTCTGTTTCAAGTTTATATCTGTACTTACCACCTTTTTGTTTAATAGCATCTTTTTGCCAATCAATGTTTCCACCAGATTTAATACGTATTCTTGTTTCAAGATACTGTATGTGTTGGTCTAAAAAATCACCGTCTTTAATAATTTCTTGCCATTTGTTACCACCGTAGTTAAACAAATCCATTCTTGCTGACCTACCAGCTGGTGATGCTAACCATTTATTTAATTCTTTAGAACCATGACCAAACTCTGCAACTTTTCTTGCAATAGGGTCATTACGTAAAGACATTAATTCAAAGAACATATGTTTTGCATATTTTTTCTGAGTTAACTCTGCTTTTGATTTAGCTAAATATTCTGTATGTCTTTTATTTTTAGAACTAGGTCCAATTAATTGAGTAGGTTTAAAACTATTTTTAGCAGCTTCCATAGCTTCTAATGATTGTAACAACTGTACTCCATCATCATTGTATTCTGCACCTTTAATAAAAGGTAACTTTGCTAACTTTGAATTAGGATTATGTGAAGCTAACCACTGTACATATTTAAAAGGATGGTTATATAAACCTGATAAACCTGCTGTAGCAATACGTGCTTGTTCTTCTAAAAACACACGAGTAAAAAAAGCAAGTCGTGCAAGTACTAATGGCTTAAAAACATTTCGTGTATAAAAACTCAGCATGTTAGTAACCATGTCATCTTCTAATTTTTTTACACTAATTACACCTTTTTCATAAGGATTAACTCTAGTAGCATCTCCAAAACCTTGATTAAATTTATATTTACCATACTCCCAAGCATCACTAATATTTTTAGTCATTACTTTTTGTATTTCAACATCTTTATCATAAGCTTTAAACATACGACTCATTGAGCCTTGTATAATTCTGTAATCTAATAACGGTGCAATATTATCTGACATTTCAGAAAACATAGAACCAGTCATCATAGGCATATTTACAGAAGAACCATCAGGTGCTTTAATTGTGTACATTTCATAACCACTACCTGTGTTAGGTATTATTTTTTTATTTCTACCCGCTGCATAAATTTTAGACTTTTCTATTCCTTTAAATTGCTCGTTAGTAGCTTTAACCACATATTCCCACTGACCACCACGTTTAGCTACTAAAGCTAAATCTTCTTCAGCTTGTACTTTAGTAAATTCACGAATACTTCTTTTATCATTAAAATCTAAATCTAAAAATTCTTTTAACCTACGAGACATATCTCTTTGGCTATAACCGTTTATTTGTAAATGACTAACTAATTGTGTATAACCATTTTGTAAACTATTAAGAGGTATTCCCTGCTCAGGTATAAAACCAAGTAACTTTCTATAGTATGGATTGTATGTAGAGTTAAAGTTAGAACTAAATCCTAAATACTTTTCAAATTCTAGTTGAGGTCCACCAACTTTATCTAAAGCTTTTTGTGGTCCAATGTTATTACCTAAAGAATCTAAATCATCAAGAATTTTACCATCTACATCATTCGGGTCTATTAATTTTCTAAATCTTCTTTCTGGTGAAAACGGTACTACTTTACCTAAAGTTTCTCTACCCTTACGTGCTTTTTCTCCTAAGTAACCACCTGCACTACGATATGCAGCTTTTTCATTACCTAATGCAGATAAGGCTGTACCCATAGTGTTGCCATAGACTCCACCTTTTTGTTGTAACTGAGTACCTTTTTTTGCAGTATTTCTTAAAAGTTTATTAAGAACAAAAGAACCACGTACTGGTAATCTACCATCTTGATAAAACTGTTCTAGTTTATATTTATTAACATTACCTGCTTCATCTTTGATGGCATAACCTGTATCCATCATGTCTCCATGCATCTTTCTAATTTTTCTCCAGTCACCTTCTAAAGCAATTTCATTTAATATTGAAGGATGCATCTTAGATAACATTGGATTAGTAGATATAGAAGCTAAGTCATCAACACCTGTTGCTGCTAAAGCTTTCCAGTAATCGACCATTACAGGGTCATTAAGTATTTCTTTTTTAGTATTCTGAAATAATCTTGGCACTTTACTAAAAAAAGTATGTTCTTTATTTGTTTTACGTGTTGATGTGTATATATCTCTTTTAGATACTGTTACTTCATCTAATGATTTTAATTTACCTGTTTTAGCATTTGTTATATTACTAAAGTTACCTTTACCAATAAATGGGTCTACTTCTCCTGCAGCTTCTTTAGCAATTTGATTAGCAACAGACAGAGGACTAAGGCTTTTTAACTTACCACTTTTTTTAACACGACCTAATTGTTGTGATAACTCCATAGCTTTGTTAACACGTGTAAATCCTTTTCTTAAATTTCTTACGCCTTTAATACCTTTACCTGCTAATAACTCAGGTACTATTTGATATGATGCATCAATAAGTCCAGATGCTAAATCAAACTGTCTAGTACCTGGTTCGTATATTTGTCCAGTATGTACTTTACCTGGAGAATATTCCATAAGTATATTTTTATCAGTCCAATCTTCTTTGTATAAGTCTTGTTCCATTTTGTCACCCATAAAGAAATACTTTTGTTTTCTTCTACCTGCATAAAAATTAATTTGATTTGGTTTTACATTTGATGTATAGTTAATTTCACCATTCTCATCAAAGTTTTTAATTGGCTCACCAATTTTATTGTAAATAAATTTACGAGCTTCTTCTGGTGTATAACCATAATTATTAATTAAATCAACGTAGTAAGGTGTATCTTCTGCTTTAACAGACTCTAAAGTAATTAAAGTACTTCTATCAAAGTTAACTGGCTTACCATTAACTACTTGACGCATCATGTTAAACAACACAGCTTCGCCACCCATATCATTAGCTTCTTTCATCATGGCAAGGTGTTTACGTATATCACCTACTAAGTTAGTATCTTTACCAATATTTTCTACTTCGGTAAAAGATACATCAATCTGTAGTTTTGCTTGTGCTTCAGCTTTTGTATAACCTTTTTGTAACATATCATCATATTCTTTTAAATCTCTTAAATATGCTTGTGACCTACCTACAACCATAGGTTGTCCAGGCATTGCTTTGTTAAAAGCACTAGCGGCAACAGACCATTTACCTGATGGTCCAAATGTTTGAAATAAAGCATCTAATCCTGCAAATGCCCATACACCATACTGAACATCTCCTGGTTTTGTTCCACCTGGCATTAAACCACCTGTTAACAAATCACCTATAGACATTTTCATATTGTTTTCTAAAGCTTCATATTGATATCTTTCTTGTAATTCTTCCCAAACAACAGCTTCTTTCTTAGCACGGTTGTAAGCAACATCATCTGCAATTTGTTTCATAGTGTCTGCTTCAGCTGTACCTCCTGCTAAAACATAAGGTAATGCTATATCTGCAGGTACTTGAAACTTTTCAGTTACTTTTTCTAATTCAGATGCAACTTGAGGTTGTAATGCAAACTGTGTATTTAGTTGACCAATTTGTAAATCATCATAGGTATTACCTAAGATAAAGTCCATTTCTTCGTTTTCATCAAAAAGGTGAAAACCCATTATCTAGTCCTATTATTTATTAACTCTAATATAACTGGTGATGGATTTATTTCATACATTGCTTGTAGCATCATGTCTACATTGTCAGTCATTCGTACACCACTACTACCTGGTCCTACAGGTACACCTTCAGTAATAGGTTCTGTAGGTCTTTCAGTAGGTGCAAAGATATTAGGTGTAACTATGCTTTGTTGTGATGGTAGGGGAGATGCTTGCTGTTGTTCAACAAATGCTTTATTTGCACCGTAATCAGCGTCTGGAAGCCTTCTAAGGGGTTGTTTAGAACTTCCTGGTCCTCCGTCAGTCCTTTGCCCACCTTGTGGTGTAGCTACAGGTGCAGGATTAGCAGGTTGTCTATATCCCCCTCTGTTAGAACGTTTCTTTGCCATTGTTAAAATCCTTTGTAATTAAAATAATAATACCTTTTTGAGGCATAATAATTTCTGTAATATTTTCTGAAAGAATATCTAACTCATCTTCCACACCATATTCTTGATATATCATATCCCAAAACTCTGTTTCTAAATATTCATCCATATTACATTCCAAATGCTTGTGCCATTGTAGGCGGTCCACCTTGTCCTCCCATCTGCTGTTGCATCATTTGTTGTTGAATCATCATTTCCTGTTCAGGTGTCATCTGCGGTTCTTCAGGAGTATAAAACTGTTTCATAATAGCTGTCATTTCATTAGGAAACTCGTAAATAGCTATAGCTGCCATAGTTGCAGAAGCATCACCTTGTGCTGCTCTAGCAAGTATAGAATCAAATAACACTTGCTCTGCTTTAGTTTTACGTATACGTTCTTGTACTTTAGCTATATTGTCTAATCCATCTATGTTGTCTTGTAAAGTTTCTGTGTCTATAACACCAGCTTGTAGTAATTGCAAACCAGTTACAATTTTTTGTGGTTCATCAAATCCAGCCATAACGCCATAGATACGTCTTGTTCTAAAATCTCCACCAATGTCAGCAAGAGGACTGTAGTTTTCTGTAAAAGCAGAACCATTAAAGAAACCAGCCATAGGTTTTTTCTGTACCTCTTGTGTATAAGAAAGAACTACATCCATTTCTAATCTCTTAGAGTCCATTTCGGTTATTGCAAGTTTTATAATTTCT